AGAGAAATCGCCAATGTTAAGAGTATCAAAACCATTACAAGTAAAATATGTTCCTCAACTTACTCCACAAGGTATAAAAGATTATGTGGCTCTAATAAAGTGGACTGGTTATTCTAAAGATAAGATTGTGACTATCTCAAAAGATAAGATTATGACTATTACGAATGCCACCGATTCAATGACGCAAAGCTACCACAATATTGTAAAAGATTATGATAAAGAAAACTTAAAACAATTAGATAATACAAAGTATCAAAAACAACAGTTTAGTGATGATACAAATAAAGAATTAAACGAGATATTTGACGAGTATGAAGATGAGGAGTTTGATGGAACTTATAAAAAGACTCTACACTAACTTATAGTATCCTCTATTAACGCTCAACACGCTTCATTATATACAAATTTTTGTAAAAGTCAACGCTGATTTGAAAAGATATGGAAAAAAGTGAATGGATAATAAAAGTGACTTATAATACTGATAACTGGAAGAAATATTGTGAACTTACCTACCCATTTAAAGGCACTCAAAAAACACTCGAAAAAAGAATCTGGAAACACTATAATGAAAAGTATGAAAACTATGGTAAAGCAGAAGCTGTAGTAGTAGAATTAATTTTGGATTAATAGGCTTAAAACATTGACTTTTTGAAAGGAATATAGTATATTATAATTATGGCAGCAAAAAAAGAACATTATGTAAATAACAAAGAATTTTTAGAGGCAATGAAAGCCTATAAGAAAGAAGTAAATAAAGTGAAAAGAGAAAAACGAGAAAAGCCACCAGTGACTGATTATATTGGTACTTGTTTTTTAAAGATAGCAAATCACTTATCATATAGACCTAACTTTATCAATTATACTTTTAGAGATGATATGATTAGTGATGGTATTGAAAACTGTTTACAATATTTGGACAACTTCAATCCAGCAAAATCTAACAACCCTTCTGCTTACTTTACACAAATTATCTATTACGCATTTGTAAGAAGAATACAAAAAGAAAAGAAACAAACTACAATCAAACATAAGTTAATTATGGATAATAACTATGATGATGTGGCTCTTCAACCAGGTGATGATAGCGAATTTAAAAATCAGTTTAGAGAATTTTTACAAAAAAATGTAAGAATGGAAGAACCTGTTAAAAAGGTTACTAAAGTTAAAAAGAAAAAAAAGGCAAATAAAACTTCTCTACACTTCTTTGGTTAATTATGAAAATAGCGTTATTAAATGATACGCACTTTGGTGCGAGGAACGATAGTCCAGCATTTTTGGATTACTTTATGCGTTTCTATAATGAAATATTTTTTCCCTATCTAAAAGAACATAATATAAAAACATTTGTTCATTTAGGTGATGTGGTTGATAGAAGAAAATTTATAAACTTTAAAACAGCACATACCTTTAGACAAAAGTTTATGAAAAGATTATGGGAAGAAGGAATAGATACTCATATCATATTAGGTAACCACGACACTTATTATAAAAATACAAATGAAGTAAATGCAATCACAGAATTGTGTACAACTTATGATGGTAAACACGAGCCATGGATTTACGATAAAGCGAAGACAGTTAATCTTGGTGGACTTGATATTCTTTTTATACCTTGGATATGTGATGAAAATTACGAACACTCTATAAAAGAAATAGACACAACTAAAGCTCAAATTGCGATGGGTCATTTAGAAATAAAAGGTTTTGAAATGCATAATGGTGCTTATAACAATCAAGGTTTAGATAAGTCAATGTTTAAACGATTTGAAAAAGTTATCTCTGGTCACTTTCATAAGAAATCTGATGATGGTCAAATATATTATTGTGGCTCTCAATATGAGATTACTTGGTCAGATTATAAATGTCCAAAAGGTTTTCATATATTTGATACAGATACAAGAGAACTAATAAGAGTGCCTAATCCTATTAGACTTCACAAAAAACTTATCTATAATGATAAAGAAAATGATTATACAAAAAAAGATTTATCAGCATTTGAAAATACCTTTGTAAAAGTATTTGTCACAAACAAAACAAATGAGGAAATGTTTAACAATCTAATTGATAGACTACATAATACTGTTGATACACACGAAGTAAATATTATAGAAGATTTAAATACAGATATAACAGCTTCTGTAAAAGAAAACATACTAGAACAAGGTGAAGATACACTTACATTTTTAGGTAATTATGTAGAACAAATAGATACAGATTTAGATAAAGACAAATTAAAGAAAGTTGTAAAAGAACTATTTACTGAAGCAATTGAAAAATGATTTTATTTAAAAAGATAAAGTGGAAGAATTTTCTTTCCACTGGTAATACCTTTGTAGAAATAGATTTAAGAAAGTCACAATTAACTTTGATGATTGGTGCCAATGGTTCTGGTAAATCAACAATGTTAGATGCGTTATGTTTTGCTTTATTTAATAGACCTTTTAGAAATATTAAAAAAGAACAGATTGTAAATACGATAAACAATGGTGATACTTTAGTTGAGGTAGAGTTTCAAGTTGGTACAAAAATGTATAAAATAATAAGAGGTATTAAACCAAATCTATTTGAAATTTATAGTGATGGTCTTTTACTTAACCAAGATGCTTCAAGTGTAGATTATCAAAATGTTTTAGAAGATCAAATATTAAGATTAAATCATAGAGCATTTAAACAAATTGCTGTTTTGGGTTCCTCATCATATCAACCATTTATGCAAATGAGACCAAGACACAGACGAGAAGTCGTGGAAGAAATATTAGATATAAGAGTTTTATCTCATATGGATTCACTTACAAGAAATCAACAAACAGAATTAGGTAAAAAGATTGTTGAAGCTAGACACCAATGTGACTTAATAGAATCAAAATACGAGTTAGAAACAAGACACTTTGAAGAACTAAAAAATAGAAGTATTGGTGATATTGATATTAAGAAAAACAAACTGCAACAGAATGATGATGCTAAAGAACAGTATTTAAGGAAGATACAAAAGCTAGATGGGGAATATAAACAACTTGAAGAAGATATAAAAGAAAAAGATAAGATTGAAAGTAAAAGAAAACAATTAGAAAAATTAGAAACAAAGATAGAACAAAATTTAAATACACACGAAAAGAGTTTAAAATTTTTTGAAGAAAATGATAACTGTCCTACTTGTACACAAAAGATACAACCAGAATTTAAAGATCAAAAAATAGATTATGAAAAGAAAAAACTTGTGACTTTAAATGACGGTATGAAAGATTTAGTAAAAGAACTATCAAAAGTAGAAAACAAGATTACTAATCTAAACAAAATATCAAATAAGATGTATGATATTAATATTGAAATGTCAAAACTTAATACTTCAATAGATGAAATTAAAAAGTTTAGTGATAGTTTACATAATGAAATATTATTATTAGAAGGTAAAGAAGAAGACAGTAAAGATATTGAAGGTCAATTACAAGAATTAAAGAAACAATTAGAAGAAACAAAATTAGAACTAAATAAAATTGTAGAAGAAAAGAAATACATTGATGTTATAAGAGAGATACTTTCTGACAAAGGCGCTAAGGCAAAGATTATTAAAAAGTATCTACCAATTATGAATACACTTATAAATCAATATCTACAATCTATGGACTTCTTTGTTAACTTTCATTTAGATGAGGAGTTTAACGAAACTGTTAAAAGTCGCCATAGAGATGTATTTGATTATAATAGTTTTAGTGAAGGCGAAAAGATGAGAATAGATTTAGCATTAGTATTTACTTGGCGATCTATTGCTAAAATGAAAAACAGCGCCAATACAAATTTAATGGTCCTTGATGAAATCTTTGATAGTAGTTTAGATGGTCAAGGTACAGATGACTTTTTTAAGATAGTTAGAAAAATGGAAAAAGAAAACATTTTTATTATATCACACAAAGGCGATATACTTTTTGATAAGTTTACAAATATAATCAAGTTTGAAAAAGAACACAACTTTACGAGGTTACAATATGTCTAAAGAACTAAAATTAATACCACCATCAGATCCA